AGCGTGGATGCGTTTACGGTGGCGATGAGCGCGTCGCGGAAGTGTTCGGCGGCGGTGACTCGTAGCGGGATGTACGCCTCGCGGTCGAGGTCGAGGTCGCTGACACGAATGACGCCCGACCATGACGGACGGTCGCCGCCTCGCGCCAGGTCGCGCGTGTGGCTCGGTTTGCGTACGTGCACGGTGTCGCCCTCGGTCATCGCGGAGTAGATGGGCGTACGGTTGGCGACCTTGTCGATTTCGTCCTGATACGCGGCCCGAGTTCGTTCACTGAATGGCTTCACGCTGCGGCCTCGGTGTTCTCGATCTTGTCGAGCTCGAACTCGAGGAACTGGATCGCCTTGCGGATGTCCTGCGCGGCGGGTGCGTTCGACTTCAACCCGTGCCGCCATAGGTATTTGATCGCCGAACCGATATTGAACGAGTAGTACCGGGCGATGGTGTTGCATTCGACGCCGGACGGGTGGCTGTTGTAGTGCTCGGGGCGTTTGACTGGGTCGAACGGGTCATTGACGGGCAGCGTCTCGGCGGCTTCGGTGTAGGTTTCTGCGGCGATGCGGGCGAGGCGTTCGGGGAAGGTCTCGGCGTCGGTGTCGCAGACGGCCTCGTCGTGGGCGAAGACGCCGTCATAGTCGTCGACGGTGCATGCTTCGCAATCCTCGCCGCTGGTGTGGTCGAGTTCGGGCCAGTCTCCACAATCGGCCCCGGCGCGGTCGCGTGCCGCACTGGTTTCGGCGACGAGGTCCGCTCTCGCTGCCTCGACGAACGCCGCACGCTCGGCCCGGTCCTCGTCTTCAACGTCGGCCGCGATCACTGCATCACGGGCCGCCAACTCTGCCGCCTCGTCGCGCACCGACTGAGCTTCGAGTTCCGCGACGATACGGCGGGCCTCGTCGAGGCCGGCGGGGGCAGCGTGCCTCGGCGACGTCGGCGGCTTCGGTGGGTACTCCGAGACAGGGACGTCGGCGGCGGCGGGCAACGGCGTCGACATGGCCTGCTCGTAAGCGTCATCGAGGGCGTTTGTGTCTAGGCCGGTGAGGTCGAGGTCGTCGCGGCTGATGGTCGGGGCCGTCGGCTGGTCGTTGATGCCTTCAATTTTGAAGCCCTTCGACGCGAGCATTGTCCCTAACTCGGTGCCCGACAGACTGTTTAGGCGGTCGTGGAATTGTGCGCGGACGGCGTCTTGTGCGGCTTTGTCGCCGATCTTCGCGGCGGCTTCGGGGTCGGCGAGGCGGGCGTCGAGTGCGGCGGTGAGCTGGTCGGTTGTGAGGTTCACGGGTGTCCTTCGAGTTGGCGGGGGGTTAGCGGACTTCGAGGGGCGTATGCACGAACAGGACGCCCATGAACGGGACACGGACGAACAGAACCCACCTACCGGCGACGTGTAGCCATTGCGGGCACCGGATCATTGGGCCCCGGTCGTACTCGGTGCGCGGGCAGTAACTGACTCTCACGCTGCAACCTCGGCGGCCTTCGCGACGTCGGCCCACTCGATGACAACCCACAAGCGGCCCGGCTCACCCTTGACCGGGTCGTGCAACTGCGGTGTCGGCTTCGCCATGTAGGCGGGCACGTCGTCGTGGACGAGGCCGTAACCGATGCGGGCGGGCACGGGACGCCCCGACTTCTTCGACACTGCCGCCGGACGTCCTTCGGTGAGGGCGTCGTAGATCGGTTTCGCGGTCGCAACGAGGTTGTCTTCGTCGCGACCTCGCCGGTTCGGTGGCCGGTAGTGCAATGCGACGGCGGCGTGCGGTAGGCCGCGCGGTAGGGACTGTGCACGGGCGAGGGTCACGACGGCGTTGCGGAGGTCGCGGATCTTCTTCGCGCGTGCGAACTTCGCGCCCATCGTCGCGCCCGAGTCGTTGAGGTTGAGCGGTGCCCGTTCGTAGGGCAGGACGAGCGTTGCTGTGAACGTCATTCGGTGACCTCGATTTCGTCGGCGTTCGGGATGAGCAGAGGGGCCGGTTTCGCGGTCCCTCGCTTCGCTGCGACGACGACGTGATCGTGACGGCGGGTGGTGCCGACGATCGCGTAGATGACGCCTTTGTGTTTGAGGGTTTTTCCCCAGTGTTTGCCGGTGAGTTCGGCTGCAAGGATTTTCATGCGGCGGCCTTCCGTTGCTGGTACGAGTGGGCGTTCGCGCATGTGGCGCAACGTCCGCCGCCGCGATGTTCTGCCGTCCCGGCGGTGGGGGTGGTGCCCTTCGGGACGAGGGCGGTCTGGCAGTCGGCGCATGCTGCGGGTGTCGTGTTGCGGATTTGTGGGAGTGCGCCCGAGTTGCGTTTCGACTTGTAGCAGGCGGAGCAGAATCCGAGGGCGGATCGTCGGCACTGCCCAATTTTCGCGACTGTCACTGTCGGGTCTAGGAACTCGCGTTCACATCCGAGGCAGTGGGTGTCGCTTGGTGTGGTGCCTGCGACGGCGTGTAGGGCGAGGAGTGTTGCGTGGTCTCCGGTGCATGCGATTCCGCCGTAGATGACGCCGTCGGCGACTGACGCGAATCGTTCGCCGTCGATGGTTCCGGCGGCGAGTCCCTGCTTTGCGCATGGTTTGAGGCGTCGGCAGATGGTGTTACAGGTGTTGATTGCGGCGGCGGCTTCGGGGGTGTTTGTCCAGTTGGCGGCCTCGCCCTGTTGGGAGAATGTGGGGTCGTTGTAGCAGGGGGCACCTTCGTTCCACACGTCGTTAAGCACGGTTTCATGGTCGCCGTTTCGCACTTGTTACGCAACGGTTGACGTCGCGTATTAGCTGTTATATCAGGCGTTATGGCCTGTTCATGCTGTTCGGTCGTCGTCGTCGTATGCGTAACGGTTCGCGCGGTCTTCGTCGTAGGCGCGGACTTGTGCGGCGGTCGCGCGGTCGCGGGTCTCGGTTGTGGTGGCGATTGCGGGCGGTGGTGGTTGGCGGTTGATCCATTCCCAGAGGGCCCCGAGGGTTGCGGCGACGAAGACGAGGGCGGCGATCTGCGGGTATGTGAGGCCGAGGTCGTTCATGCGAAGTAGCGCCGACGGTGGGTGATTTCGATTTCTGTCGTAACCTGGGCGATGTGGTCGCCCGCGAGGAATGCGTTCGCGGACGGGCCGACGCCGTCTTTCTGGAACTCGACGACGGTGATATGTCGCGGCTCAATGGTGATGGATCGGGCGGTGTGGGCGTCGATGCCGAGGATTGCGAGGGCGGCGCGTAGCTGCCATTCGCTGATCGACTGGGGAAGTTTCAGCACGGGGCGGGTTCCTGTCAATGGGCGGCGGTTGATGCGGACGAGTCAAGGCTCGGAATGTTCGCGGCCGTCGAGACTGTGGTGCGTGATGAGCCACCCGATCGAACCGTCGTCACGTTCGACGGGTTCAGTGTCGGGGCCGCACGGGCAGCATTCGCCGGTCTCGTCGTGCTCTACGAGGTCGTCGACCGGGAGGACGTGGACGTTCACCGGACGGACAGGTCGGACCAGCCGCGCGCCGTATGCGAACCGACGAGCATCCCCAACATGCCCGGCTTCGACCACACGCCGTACTGGTTGAGCATGTACTCGGACGACTTTTCGGCCTCCAGTGCGGGCATCCCGAACAAGGTGCGGCCCTCGAACTCGTTGGTGTAAAAGTGGTGGTAATGCGCCATGAACCACAACGGGACCGAGCCGAGAGTGTCAGTGCGGCCGAGTATCTGGCGTTCGATCGCGGCGCGGGTGCGGGTCTCCGTCGACGCGCCCTTCCCTTTCTCGATGTAGCCGTGCGAGAAATAGCAGTCGAGGCCGCCGAGGTTGACGACGACGGCCGGGTCGCCGTCGCCGATGGTCCAGTCGATGCGGGGGCCGCCGTACTGTTCGGTCTCTTGGAATAGCTTTTGTACCTGCCGGGCGACGTAGGTTGAGGCGTTGTCGCCTGCCGTGGTGACTGGATCTTTCGATCCGTTGCGGGTCCATTCGCCGTGGTTGCTGATGACGGATGATGCCGACATGGGAATGCCGAGGGTTGCGTACTGTCGGAACGTCCAGACGCGCATGTCGTAGTCGAGTTCGAGCTGCCGCGACTGGTTCAGTTCGATTGTGTGGGGCTGGTTTTCGTAGTTGTTGCAGACACCCTCGGTCTCGTCTCCCATGAACGCTACGTGCAAGCGGGAGGGCGCGTTGCCTCGTGCGACGAGGTCGAGGACCGTCGCTTTGTGGGCGAGGATTCCGCGCTTCCAATTTTCGACTGACTCGGCGG